ACCATTCCCTTTGATATCAACGCAGCTGAATCAGCCGTGAAATAAATTGTATCTTCATACGTAAAATGGGGAACCAACCACGTCTGTGACTGGCAGCCTGGGACCTCGAACTCCTTCAGCTTGAACCTTTCCGGAACGATCGCCGACTTCTTCCCAAACTCCATAAGCCAGGTATAGCGGTCCATCATGTCGTCCATTGAATCAAGCGTATTCACGTAGGACTGCAGCTTTTCAGTAATCATCCACTCCCTTTCAGGACTCTATTTACATGATCATCGTCAATGGGCTCCAGCTCATCCTGCATTTTCTCCGAAGGCGTAGGCCTTTCCGTTATGCCTGGAATGTAGTGGTCTGTCAGCGGAAGCAGTTTCTTCTTCGGCTTGTAGACAAATTTAGCCGAGCAGTATTCACAAATGGCCTCGTTGTTCTCATCAAAGGTGTAATACACAATGGGATGGTCATCGGCGCACGAGAATGTCTCCGTGTGAATTATTTTTGCAGTCATAAATTTTTAGGACCGGTGTATTTTGAATCTTCAGGAGGGACGTATCCGTTCCTTATCTTATCCCGGTACAGCGCACCGATGATCGCGTTCTTTGTCATACCAAAGATCTTTCCAATTTCACTGGCGCTGTTGCATTTCGTTAAATATTTTACATGATTCAATTCGTGATTAGTCCATTTTCTTCGTCTTCCTCTTTTAGCCATGCTTGTATCTCTTTCTGTTTCTCTTGTTCCATCTTTTTTGCCATGCCCAATTGCTGACCTTGCTTCCATACACCTCGCAGATGTTCAGCAGCCAATCCTTGACCCTGAACACCAGATTACCCGGGTAGTATTGCCCGGGCAGTCCCTTTAAAGCCCGATACAGGCCTCCTGTGACGTTTTTTATTTGGCTGAATACGGTCATTTCGTCCTTTGGATCCCAGACTTCCACTATTTATTTTTTTCCTCTTTAAACAGCCCCAGAGTCCAATTGCATTGCTGAATTGCCCCCTGAAGGCCGCTCAAGGTGGCTTCCATATTTGCTATTGCCTGTCTCCCCTGGACTATCTTTGTTGTAAGATCATCAAGCTGCTTCTGCAGCTCTTTTTTTCTTCTTTCAATTTCTTCTTTTTCTGGATGCATTATTTTCTCCTTACTCTTAACCCCAGACGGGCACGCCTGCGATTTTTTCTTTTGTTGGATCCGACCTTGCGTCTTCCCTTATGCTTCTTTCTTTTTAAATCCGCTCTGCTCATGGCCCCACATATTTTTCTTTATGGTTTTCAGAAATCTCCCAAGAGCAATTTGGGCCGCATAAAAAGTTAATTTGATATTTAAGAAAAGGATACCACGTCTTAGAGAACGAATATCTCCATTCATTGCCGTCAAACCATCCATCGCAGTTGAAGCACTTGAACTCAGGAGCCGTGCCTCCTTCAGGCCCCGGTCGCACGCTGTTCGGATCATAGTCCTTTCCTTTCTTAAACCCCACAAAGACCTTCGCATTCGTCCGCAAACTCCTCATCGAATGTCTCCCCGAAAAGAGTGGCCTGCTTAGGCTTCTCCTGGAAGTCTATGCTTCTTAGGGGAACTGCCTTCTTGTGAAGGAACAGCTCCGCTGTGGTGTTCTTAAGTCCCTTTCTAATCAGATCATCAACCTCGCATGCATCCTCAAAATCCTTCGGATAGTTCTTCTGCATGTTTTTCCATTGGTCATTGTGATGGTATGGACATCCTATGCAGGATGACTTTCCTGGCATTGGATGCACTTTCCTTTCCTTGTACCACCTCAGGCAGTCTGCCCTTGACATTTTCATCTCTATAAGTGGCCAGCGCGATGTCAGCCAGTACATCCTGGCATTCTTCATGCGCATTGCCTCATCCGTTGAGATGCCAATCCACTGTTCCACCATTGTTCCTTTCTTAACTCTGTGACGAGGCTTGACTCCTAGGATCTCCCTAATCTTTTTCTGTATGGGTATGACCTTGTAGTCATGGGTGCACTGGCGATAAAGCATTCCAACCTTTCCACCGGGGCGTGCTGCAAATAGTGGTGGATTTGGCACGCGTCCGGCGAAAGACTTCCACTCCTCATTTGATCCCTTGACGGGATTGGCTGCTCGAATAAGATCCTCGCGGATATTGCTTCGCTCAACCGTAATGAGGGGGCAAATTGTTATTGCTTTCTTCAGGTATTCCACATGCTCGTAGACAAAGGATGGCTCCCATCCAGTGTCAGCGAAGATCATATAGTCTGGCTTGTGCTTTGTCAGCCCTTCCTGTGCCATGAGTGCGAGACAGGATGACTGAACCCCTGCCCCGAGCGATAGTATCCGCATTGTGGGCTCTCGCTTGTTTCCTTCCTCATCAAGGTACTCAGGCTCCTTGGTAGCGGCAACTGCCGCCATATTGTTAAGGCGCTTTTTATCAACTTTTGTTGACATCTCCTGTAAAAGTTTTCTTCTTTCATACTCCATCTGCTCCTTGTTAATAGCAAAATTATGCTTGACACCGTCAGCCCTCTTCTTGCCTTGGTCTCGGTACCCGGGTTTTCTGCTATTATTCATAGTTTTTTATTGACCTCATTGTTTGGATTATTTTTTGCGTATAATATACGTCTTCAGCATAGATTGCAAGTGTCTCAACCAGTTTTTCCTCATCAACTATGTCGTTGATATACTGATGGAATCTCTCTCTTCTGAACTCCTTATAATGGTGGCTATTGTTGAGCAATTCGATATAGTAGGATATGGATTCACATTTAGTCTCAAAGATCCTAAGCCCCCAGCTCACATTAGGTTTATTAATGGGCTTTAATTGGTTATCTGACGGGTCAAAAGTGCGAATCCCCATTAAATTATTGGCTTCAACCGCAAATCTCGACCTACCCCAATTGGATTCGTGAACAGCCTGGGATATGATTATATCCACAGGAATCCTGTTGTGGTCTTCTTCCATAACATTAAAATGAACGGCGCATGACCTTACATCATCAATGAACTCCCCATTGTTTGTATAGTCCATTTGAGGATTAAAACTAGCGCAGAATAGCAATACAGAACAGACCCAATTCATCAGCCACCCCAGCTTTCACTAATATTTATGTCAACTTTAGATGGAACCTTTAATTCCACGCAAGTTTCCATAATCTCTTTTATTTGATTTCCCTCTTTTTCATTTTTAACTGAACAATCCAATTCATCATGTACTTGAATAAGAGGAATTACTCCCAATTGTTCATACACTTCCACCATTGCTTTCTTAGTCTGATCTGCAGCCGATCCTTGAATTAAACGGTTTAATGCTTTGTAGGTAAACGCCCTCTTAATCGCCATTCCATATTCAGTTTGCGCCTGGTTCAATGGAAGTGGCTTATGAACCCCAAATGAAGAAGGTTCCCATAATTCAAACCTGCATTTTCGTCCAAGAAGTGTGCGTATAATGCCTTTATCATTGGCCCTATTCATAACTGCGTGCAACATACCTTTCATAAATGGTACTTTATTATGAAAGGAATTCATCATAGTTTTTGCAGATTGTGGCTCCATATCTAGCTCCCTAGCTAGCTTATGATATCCCATTCCGTAAATAACTCCAAGTCCTATTGTTTTGGCCAGTCTTCTTTCTATGCCAGCCATATCAGCAGTCTGTTGGTGGAAATCTAAGTCTTCTTTTTGGTAGGCCTCTTGAACCTCTTTTGATCCCCCCATTTTAACCAGTCTGGCAAAATGGGTGAGGAGCCTAGGCTCCTGTTGCGAGTAGTCGGCCTTAAGCCAATATTCTCCCCTCTCCGGAATGAAAAGTTTCCTAATGCTACTGGCAAATTGTCCTCTGCTTGGGATCTGCTGTAAATTTGGGTGATTGTAACTGAAGCGACCAGTAACAGTACCCCCGCTGTCAGAGCGTATTTGGTTAATATGAGCATGGATCCTCCCATCCTTATTATACTTTAAAACACTATTTAAAAAAGTTCCTTGCAGCTTGTTCAATTCCCTTGCCTGCGTAATTAATCGAGGCAATTCATGGGGATGATCAGTCAGAAACATTTTTGTAAAAGAAGGTGAATCTGTTTTAATGGTCCTTTCATACGGCAAATTAGCTGCATCAAAAGCCGCCGCTATGGACGCGGCTGACCAGATCTCCACTCTGAGGCCAGTTAAGTCATTTATTCTCTTTACCAGCTTCTTTTCCTTGTTCTTAAAACGTTCTATAAGGGTCATCGATTTGGGAATATCAACCCTCACCCCACGCTTGGTCATATTAAGAATCACATTGATTAGTCGGCATTCTATATCATATATTGTGTTCAGGTTATCCACTTTAATTTCTGCCAATAATTTTTCTATCAACTTTAATGTTAATCGAGCATCTGCCTCGGCATACTCGCCTACAAATTGTGATGGTAATTTGTACATTTCACTCTTGGGGTCAATGCCAAAAGCTGTGGCCGCTTCCCTTAATTTTGTTTCATCTTTTCTTTCACCAAGCTTGTCCTTGGCGCAACTATCAAGTCCATAGGAAAATCTATTCTCGTCTATCAAAGCCATTGCCACCAATGTATCATGAATTTTACCTTTAACCTTTATTCCTAGGGTTCCTAGCCATCCAATATCATATTGAGAATTATGAAACACTTTTTCAATTGAACCGTCTTCACATATAGACTTAATATATTTCACCACTTTCTTTTCATCCATATTCCCACTCTCATGATTAATAGGATAGTATCCTGTAAACCCATTAGCTGAAACCGCAATCCCTATTACTTGTCCATTTCCAGCGGGCCAACCTGGTCCCTTTTCCATCAACTGAGTGTCGCATGTCTCTAAATCAATAGCCACCCTATCGTGGCCACTTAGATCAGGAAATGTCGTGGGCGCCACCCATTCCGAGTCAACTTTTTTTGAAAATAAATCCATTATTTCTTCTCCTTGTTTAATGTTTTAATGTATTCCCGAGTCTCTCGACCCCTTCTCTCCCCCTCTGATTCTTTTTTTGGTTCCGAAAATTTTATTTCTCCGGCTATGGCGCCGTACGCAGCCATATCAATATACGTGTCTTCACTGACTTCCCCAAGTTTTGTTCTTGCAACCTTCAATAAAGACATCATAATGGCTACATCATGTGCTACTATGGGTACATCTAAATATGCCGACCATAGCTTGGCTATGTTATTATGATTTTTGACTTTATCCCCATAGTCTTTTTCTCTATCTCCACCAACAAGGGCGATGCCTTTTGTCAATAAATCTTTGGTATGTTTCATATATCGTAACCCCTACTCTGTCGTGGTTTTATAATGTGTAATTCATTTCTTGCGCGTGTTACACCAACATAAAAGAGACGATGTGTGTCATCCGGATTGATTTCCATTTCTTCATGGGTTGCACGCGAGATGTCAGTGAAAAGCATTACATTATCTGCTTCTCCTCCCTTGGCTCCGTGTATAGTGCTTAAATGAATTTTTGGTTTGTCGGTCAGAGAATAGTTTCTTTCCTCTATGGCCCGTGCATATACCACATCCCTGTCTCCCACTTTATCTAGCGCTACGTCCCACGGTAAGCCTGATACCAATAAACCTTGGTGTCTCACCAAGGCCTCATCATCATAAGTTTCGTCGTGAGCTGTTTTTAACGCCTTATATCCACGCTTTATTCCAGTTCCGCTAGAGATATAAGAATAAATATTTTTAACTTCATCCAAAGTTATATTCTCTCCTTGCCCTAATCGTTTCCAAGAAGCTATGGCATTTTTTAATGTGTCGGATAAAGATGGTTTACCTTTTCTAGTATAGAGAAGTCCTGAGGCCCTAATATCATGTTGGATATCGTCCAACATATAATTTGTAGTGGCTAAAATAAGCCACTCTCCTTCATGCACATTAACACTTCCAGAGTAAGCATGATACTCAACCAATCCTTTTTGTTTAGTTCCAATCCATTTCTTAGGTCTTCGATGTTGAACTCTCTGTATAATAGTCTGTGATAAATACTGAATTGCCTGGGCACATCTAAGGGATTGATTAAGTGTCTGTACTTCTCCCTCTAATCCAATGAAATATTCGACGTCTGCTCCCAACCAACGGTAGATAGCCTGATCATCGTCCCCGCTGATATAAACTTGTTTTGCAGATTTACATATCTTTCTAAGCATTCTCCATTGCAACTTGCATAAGTCCTGTGCTTCATCAATAAAAACAAAGTCCAAGGGCGGAACTTCCCCTGTTTGTGTAAAATTATCCAGGAAATCAGTAAAATCTAAAAGCTGTCGTTTATTTTTAAATTCATCAAATGATTCTCTTGCCCTTTTAAATGAAAACCACGATGTTTCCACATTTAGGGAAGAAGTTTTTTGGTAATGATCTCTGAGATCCCTGCAACGTAAACGAGCTTGATTGGATTCATTCAATAATTTATTGTCTAGAGTTGTTAGTCCTATATCATTATTGACGTAAATATTTCCCATATCCATTCCAAACTCCTCTCCAAATTCTTCGTAGTTACTTTTAGATATAACATCTGATGTAGTTAGGCCAAGTCTATGATATGCAAATCCATGAAGTGTTTGAAAGTACATTAGATCTTTTTCTTCCAGGTTGAATTTAATAAGTGCCCGGCTTCTCGCCTCATGGGCCGCTTTTTTAGTAAAAGCAAGAAACGCTATATTGTAGGGATGAGCACCCTCAGCCAGCTTTTGATCCACTATGCCCAACAAAGTATGCGTTTTGCCAGTACCAGGAGGACCTAATACAATATTAATTTTTGCCATGAAAATCACACTTTCCATCTGGATAAACGTATAAAATAATAACGCCTAATTGTTTTTGATATTTGCTTGTAATCCTACAAATTCTTGTGCCCGGCCTCCACGTCTTTCTGAAAGAAACGGATTTAACATCTATTTTTAAAACATCTCCTGTATTCCTTTCAACAGCAACTATATCTATGGGATCATTGTCCTGGGTTTTAAGATAAACTAGATAATTATTATTAACTAACCATGAACATGCAGTGAACTCGCTATTCTGTCCTTTTTTCATTTTTTCTATATTAGAATGGTGCTTCATCTATCTCCTTTATTTTAAAATCTGAATCTTGTTTTGGAAATGCTGGTACCCACCACACGCGAGCAAACTTTCCTTTAAGATTCCACCTAGCAGAGCGATCTTCATCCTTAAGATTTTTTTTCTGCTCTTCTGTAAGGGGGCGCTCTTGAAGATCTCGAAGCCTCGAAATTACTTGACCAGGATTATAGTAAGTAAATTTTTTTCTAGTAAGATAGTCCTGAAGATCATTTAATCTAAACCATGTTTTTTTATCTTCTGTCCATGGACGATGCTGGAGAATCTCATCTTTATTCAAGGCCTGTACGCGATCAGTGCAAAACTCCTGGAGGTAAGCTTCAAACTGACCAGCGACAGACCCATCATCAGAGACAGGAATCACAGTTAAATTTTTCTCTTCCATTAACTGAGTGATTTTCTCCTGCCATACTGAGGGCTTTACAAGAGGAGGCATTATATTTAACGCATTCATGCAGGCACGCTGAAATTTATGCTGCACCTGCAACTCCTCTGTTTGTAACTCTAATCTTGCATCCTCTCCAACTTGAAGAAACCAAACTGGGGGGTGCGCATCTAATTTTGATAAAGATGTTATATCTATAGGACCATTGTCTCCTTTAATGCCGTGCTTACGAGTGCGACAAAGAGTGGCATTACAATAGGCATTAATAGGTGGCTCCTTACATTTATAATTATAATTCTTTTTCTCTAATTGTTTCTGAACAATAACAACTTCTTCGGCCGCCAGAGGCGGTTTCATGTAGTCTCTGTTGTGTTGCTCCAGTAAAATTTTCCAATTATCATTGTCAAACTTTCTTAAATAAACTCCTATATTAAATAATCCATTATTGCGTGTTCCTTCCGGAAATCCTTGGGTGCATAACTGCTGAAGACAGGGAGGCCCGTCTTTTATGACTCCCTCCGAAACCTGGACTGTAACTTTAGTAATATCGTCAACTACATATTTCTCATATAAATCTAAAAATTCTTGATAAGTGGCCGCAGTGCCATCATCTTTATATGCGTAACGGCTAGTCTTCTTTGAATCATAGTAAGGAAGATTAAGAAAATTTCCCCAGTCTCCTTTTGATATTAGAATGGTGGTTTGCTTCGGGAATACTTCAGCCGTGGAATGGCCTATAAAAGCTGAGACTTCACGA